GTGCTCTTGTACAGAAATATCTTCCTACATGTGGAGATCTTTCTATTGTAGATATATCAAAAGCTCTTATACAAGCTGCTTGTGATCTTCAAGAACAAGTTGATGCTATTGTAGCAGAACTTGCTATATTGAATGCTGATTACACAATTGGATGTTTAGAAGGAGTTACAGCTTCATCAGATACCCATGCTATTGTACAAGCTGCTATAAATAAAGTTTGTGCATTAGAAGTTGATTTAATAGCACTTGCTCTTGATATTAGTACAAATTATGTAAAGGTAGTCGATCTTAATAGTTTGATTCAATACTATTTATCTGTAGTATCTGGGATAACTACAAACTATTATAATAGAATGGTTCCTTATTCAGTGGTTTTATATTTTGGACCATTAAGTAACTTCTCTAGTACAGGAGTAGGACTACTTACTTGGGATAAAATATATTTATGTAATGGATTAAATGGAACTCCTGATTTAAGAGGTAGAGTTCCTGTAGGAGTTACAGCTGTCCCTGGTGGTAGTGCTTACAGTCCTCAAGTTGATCCAGCACTTGGTAATCCTAATTATGTATTAAATGTACCGTTAGGTACAAATGGTGTTACATTAACTGCAGGACAATTACCTGCACATGCTCACCCTGGTAGCACAGCTAGCACTGCTATATCTCCTAACCCTCACACACATGTTATATCTCCTCAAGTACCATTTACAAGTGGTCAAGTTACTTCTAGTGGAACTGGATCAACTGGAGCATCAATTCCTGTGAACACTACATTAACTAATGAAAATGTTACATTAACAGCAAATACAACATTAGCGATAGCATCACAAGGAGGAGGACTATCACATGAAAACTTTCAACCTGGATTAGGTTGCTACTACATTCAATATAGACCTTAATAAATCAATAAGATGGCATATCCTTTTTTACCAGTAAACCCTTGCTGTACAGACGTAGTTTTAAATAGTCCTTGTGGATGTAGTTCTACAATCACCAATAGTGGTTGTAATAACAATGATCCATGTAGCACTAATCTAACTGCTTCTAGCACTATTGTTTATAATGGTCCTGTATTGTCATGTACAACAGCTGAACCATGTGATACACTTAATGTAATATTACAAAAGATTGATGAGATTATATGTAATCTATTAACACAGATTAATGTATTAAATATTCAAATTAATAATATCACTACACAAATAATAACTATCAATGGTGATATAATTAATATATACAATCAATTAAGTGTATGTTGTACAACTACTACTAGTACTAGTTCTAGTTCTACTACAACAAGTACAACAACAATACATCCTTGTGAAAACTTCTCATTGAATAATACAGGAGTTACACCAGTAGCTGTAATTATTACTGATTGTACTACACAAGAACAATCAGCTATTGTATTGTTACCAGGAGATACAAATATTTGTGTTGTAACAGATAGTCCTCTAACTGTTCCTGGAACTGTTATTGTGACACCAAATGGTCCTTGTACTCCTCCAACTAGTAGTACAACATCAACAACATCTACTAGTACATCTAGTACATCTAGTACAACCACAACAACAACAACAGCTATTCCTTGTGAATGTTTGACATTCAATAATACAGATATTAGTGCAGTAGATCATAATATTTCATATAACGATTGTCTTGGAGATTTTATTGAAACTACAATTTCTGCAAATGAAATAATTAATGTTTGTGGATCTGAAGGATTTGCAGATAGTGCTCTTGTATTCATTACAATTGGAGCTGATTGTATTGGTGGTTTATGTCCTACAACTACAACAACTAGTACTACTATATTACCAAATTGTTCATTTACAGGAACTGCTATTCAACTTCCAGAGGCTACAACAACAACTACTAGTAGTAGTTCTACCACTACAACAACAAGTTCAAGTTCTACAACCACTACAACTACTACTGGTGCTCCTAATATAACTCCTGGGTCTACAGAATTTCAAGCAACTGGAGCTGATTGTGTACCAGAAAACTATCCAGCAACAATTAATTTTGTTGCTATACCTAATCCTAATAATTTTACCAGTATGTTCTCTCCACCTGTTTCATGGAGTGATATTGAATATGTAGAAATTGTAACAGTTACTCCTACTGCAGGTTTTGCAGTTAAATATAATGGAGCTGTTCTTACACCTGGTACTCAATTAGTTCCTACAGGAGCAATTACTTGGGCAAATGTTATGGAAATTGTAAGAGATACTTTTGCTTGTACTGCTCTTTATGAAACATGGACAGTTAAAATAAAATTATATGCATATACTCAATTAACAAACACTACAACTTTTAATGTAGGTTGGGCTAATCAGTATTGTCCTAATTGTACAACTACTACAACAACAACTCTTCCACCAGCTTAATTTTAAAATCAATACAGATGGGAAATTGCTCTCAAGTAAATAATACAACAATACAAGGAACGAGTACTATCACATATGATGGTACTCCACTTCCTTGTACAGATGTAAATACATGTGATAATTTAAATACTATTCTTGCTAAGTTTAATGCTATTATATGTAGTGCTACAAATAGTGTAAATGAAATTACAGAGAATGTAACAAATATTACTGAGGATGTAATGATTATAGGAGAAGATATAATTAACATATATGGTCAACTTGCCACATGTTGTCCTGCTATATGTGATTTCACTGGAACTGCTGATGAATTAGATTGCTCATTTACTGGAACTGCTGATGAATCCAGTTGTTGCTCCTATATAATAAACTAATAATAATAATAATAATAAAATAATATGACAACATTAATAACATTGGTTATACCACCTGGTGGAATTGCAGGTCCTTTTAATCTTTATTCAAATACAGATGGATATGTCCTACCATTTGAAATAAATGTATCTGCAGCTCTTTTAACAGCTGGATATATATCATCTGCTGTACCTAACGGAACAACAATCATTAGAGTGAAATCTATTTCACCATGTGCAAATTACATTGATATACCAATCAATTTAATTACTACAACTACTACTACCAGTTCTAGTACTTCTACTAGTACAACTACATCTACTACTACAGTTCCTCCTACGAGCACTACAACTAGTACAAGTAGTTCTACATCAACTAGTACAAGTACATCTTCAAGTAGTACCTCTACAAGTACTTCTACTTCAACAAGTACTTCTACAACTACTAGTACTACAACTGCAGCACCAACTACCACCACTACAACAACAGCTATTACTGGATGTATACAATATACAATAGAGCCAGTTCCTGGTGGCATCCATTCAGTAGAATATCGACCATGTGGTCAATTAGATCCACTTATTATTGAATTAGGACCAACCGAGCCTTCAGTATTAATATGTGCTGAATATCCTTTGATTCAAGATAACCATCCAGAACATACAATAGAAGGAGGGCCTTGTGTAGGAGATTGTGTGCAATATTCTTATGATTCAGGAATAGAAGGAGGAGGTGTAGTTGTAACTGATTGTTTAACAGGTGTTATCTCTACTATTAATTATGGACCAGGTGATTTAGGTACTTTTTGTGCAACTAACGCTTATTCACTAGGAGGTGTGCTTTTATCTTTAACTGGTAATCCTGGTTGTTAATAATTTAATTTAAAATCAATAACGTATGACAGTATTAATAACATTAACAGTTGCTGGGGCTGATACAGGCCCCTTCAACTTGTTAACAGATCTTGATGCATACACATCAGCATTTGCTGCAGGAGTAAGTAAAGCATCGTTGCTTGCAGGATTTGCTTCTTCAGCAGTTCCTGATTATGCAACAATTATAAGAATACAATCTACAGAAGATTGTAACAACTATGTTGATGTACCAGTCTATATCACAACTAGTACCACTAGTAGTACAAGTAGCACAACAACTACATCTACCACTATTCCTAACACTTGTTATGAATTCCAAAGTGATCCTTATGACACTACATTTACAGCACAGTATATAGATTGTAATGGAAGTATACAAACAGTTAGTGATACATGTTTTAGTCCATCTTGTACATATTCTCTTTGTGGATTATCTGTAATAAGTAGTAGTGAAGTTATGAACATAATAGGAACTTGTTCAACAAGTTCAACAACTACTACTTCTACAACTCTACCTTAATAAAAAAATTCTTGTTTTGTTGGTTTTACAAGTTTTCTCCTCAAGATCTTCTTGGGGAGTTTTTGTTTTATAACTAATTTAGTTATAAATAATTCTATCTCTAACTAAAATTATTTGGAATATATAAAAACAATTGTTTATCTTTACAATATTTTTTAACTAATATGAATACATATGTCTGAAAATCAAAGCTTGTTACACCGATTAGAAGAGTTGTTAACGCATAAGAAAAGTAAAAAGTTCTATGCTGAGAAATTAGGAATAAGTGAATTTGAGGTCAATGAGCTCATGAAAGAGCTAAAAGAAAAAGATACTGAACCTACAAACTACACAGGAGAACGTAAAGTGAACCTGGAAAGAGGAACAATGGAAAGTACAATAGTTACTGACTATGAACCTAAAGATGATATTGAACTAGCTAAGCTACATAAAATAAATCTAGACAAGTATGTAATTACCAATTACTGGTCTAAGATGTTACCAAGTGGGAAGTTTACTTCCTCAGTCTTCTCAAAGAAGAAAGAAGCAAAAGACTATTCCCCTGAAGACTTTGCTAACTTCCTACAAAACTACAAACCAAATAATATATCAATCACCAAGGTAGATCGCATTAATAGTAAAGACTATGTAGATGTAGAGATATCTATAGCTGATTATCATTTAGCTAAGAAAACAATAGATGGTGATAATGATCCATCAACTAGAGCTTTAAGATATTTCAACGTGGCTCAGTCTTTGATTAACAAAGTGGAAGCTAATTACAATATAAGCAATGTAGTGCTTCCTATATCAAACGATTTCTTTCATACTGATAACTATCAAAACCAAACTACACAGGGCACACCACAGGACACTATAATGGATTATAGTTCTGAATATGAATTAGGATTTGCTCTTCTTGTAGATACAATCAATATGTTGAGACAACATTCTAACAGTGTAACAGTAGTGTTAGTACAAGGTAATCATGACAGAACTAAGTCTTTCTATTTAGCTCATGCATTAGATGTATATTTTAAGAAAGATCTTGATGTAGAGTTTATAAGAGAGCATTCAGTTATTAAAGGAATCACATTAGGTAATACATTTATTGGATGGCACCATGGTAATTGTAAGTTAGAAGATCTTCCTTTATTGTTTGCAACACATCCAGAATATAGCCAAGCATTTGGTAATGCTAAATACAGAGAGGTACATACAGGTGATAAACATCACTATATGGCTAAAGAGGTTAAGGGAGTAAGAATACAACAAATGCCTAGTCTTTCAGGAACTGATAGATGGCACTTAGATAATAACTTCGTACATTCAGTACGAGCAGCTCTTGCTTTAGTCTATGATCTTAATCTAGGTAAGATAGCAGAGTTTGAAACTAGAATATAATTATGGCAACATTAAGAAAATTAGTCAGTGATGTTAGAAGTGTCCACAAGATACTTTCTACAGATAGTCTTATTACAGATAGAGCAATCGCATCTGAGATAAGAAACAACTCTTTGTTATTAATCAAGAGAGAAACCAATCTTAGAAAGTTATGGGCAACTGATACATTATTTACTACCATTCCTTGTTTGGAAATGATAGAGGTATCTATTTCTGAATGTTGTAATTATGTAGATGAATGTAGTATATCTAGAACTAAGCTTAAGCTTCCACGTATATCAGAAGGTAATTACCAATATGTAATACAAGGAGTTTATTCTATTAACGCTATGAGTGGTGTAGGAAAGAAGTTAAAAGAAATAACTATCAACAGATATATCAATCTTTTAAAGCTTCCTGTAATCAAGAATGAAGAATACTATTGGATATCTAATGCATATCTA